AGTAACAACCGCTCTAACTATATCGTGAGCAACTGGCTGTAGCTTCTCAAATTCTTCGTCTATGTCATCTGCTTTTTCAATAGCAGCTTTTAGCAGTAAATCAAAAGCAGCTAACTTTTCTTTACCTGCACCATCGTCAGGGATTGTTTGTTCAATCAATTTGACAATATCAACTACCATTGTCCAAAGTTTTTTTACCCAACCAAGATAAGCTAATAAGCCCATTGTCTAATCCTCGTACTCTTCATCTACTAACAAATTGTAAGTTAATGCCGATTTATAGGTTTCTAATAACCCTATAAGCACCATTGCACTTACGCCAATTTCTAATTTCTCTTCTGCCCACTGCGCTAATTCATCCATAGCGGTTTCGGCTAAACGGTCAGAGCGTGTATCGGGGAAAGGTATAGTATCCATTAGCCTAAATACCTGAATGCAGCGCCAATACCTGCCGCTATTATTACCCAAACGAAACGCTCAGTTGAGCGCGTTTTTATAACATTTTCGGAAAGCCTGTCCACTTTATCTTCTAAGCTAGTCACTTTTGCCTCGATTGAAGACTGGCGGTTAAATACCGTAACAAGTCTTTCTTCAACTCTAGCTAACGAGATTATTGCTTCTTGCAAGCTATCTATCTTGGCTTCAACTCTGCTTAGTCGGTCTTCCATCTTCATACCTATAGCGTTAAATCAGGTGACTTTGCGCTGTCTCTGATTTGATAAACATGGCGTATTGCTTCACCGCCGTCACGATGGAATACAATTTGGTGCATCGCGCTTGCCGCTGAGTACCCTGCCCCTGCGTGCCAAGAATCTGGTGGAGCGAGAGTAGAAAAGGCTTCACAAATAACCCCATTATCTGTCTCGATAACATTCTGGTGATGCACGTGACCCAGTAACCACTTGCGGTAGTTAGTGCTAGCCCACTGCTCAGGTAGCATTCTGGGGAGTATAGCACCCAACTTTGCCGCTTTCACCTTGTCACCGTGATGTACAGCCAAAAGGTTTTTTCCAAACTGCACAGTATGAAAGAATCCATGAGGGTCTAAGATGGTAACTCGTGGCTCTTTCGAGTAATAAAACTTTAAGATTAACGCGAGGGCGATTGCAGTATCTGAGTCGTGGTTACCTCTAGCCATAACCACAACGCAACTCTTATGTTTCGTAAGCAACTTATCTATTGCAAATAAAAACGTCTGAGCGGCTGTTTCTAGCACTACCTCGATGCGCGTATCGACATCTAGTTTTGTACCCGCAAAAGTTGTACCGCCTGACCCATTAGCGTGGATAAAATCACCAACATTAACTAATAAACATTGTTCACTAGCAGGCGCAGCTTCTGCCAAGTAATCAATCGCATCTAGCATATCTGTGGACGCAATCTTAGTGTCGTAATCTCTAGCCTTTGTTTCTCTAGCATCTGCCCGCATACCAAAATGCGCGTCACCAATTATTATTGTTGGCAATAAGTCAGTAGAAAATTTCTTTTGCTTTGGCTTTGCCTTTGGCTTGTATTGAGGCAAATCTTTGGTAAGACCTTCAACAAACGCTTTTATTGCTTCATCGCGTTTTGCTTCAGTCATTGTGCGCTTAGTCTTTAGCCAAGCCTTATTACCCTCATCGTCAGCCGTGTAAATAGACCGACCAATAACAATTTCGCCTTCAGGGACGTGTCTTCGAGCATCCCAGTTACTTGAGTAACCCGCACTGGCGGCGTAGTTTTTAACCGCACCAATGTGGTCGCGTACTGTAGACGGAGAAATACCTAAGACACCCGCCGCTTTAGCAATTACTTCACCGCAGTCTTCCCACGCTTTAACTGCTTCGCGTTGTCTGTCTGTTTTAGCGTAATCAATAAGACTCATAATTTACTTTTCTCTTTGGACGCCTTTGATTTTCTCAGCAGTTCTCATGCCGCCTAAGCCAAGCATTCCGAATAGCACTGGCATCATCGTTTGCATATCAATCAAATCTAGCTTCAAATCTAAACCGCCAAACTCTAGCCCTAAGTTAATAAATGGAATGAGGATAAAGTTAAGAAGCATAGCTAGAGAACACACCCAACCAATACTAGGGCGCCAACCTGCTACGAAAAGCGATGTATGAGCAGCCTCTACGGCGTTTAACTGTATCTGTGCCTTAGCTTGCTCGTTGGCTTGCTTGTCTGCAAGAGTCGCTATTTCATGCGCCAATGCCGCTTTCTGGTCTTTATCTTGGATTACTTTATCTAGTAAGCCAGAAACAGGAGCAATTAAACTTTGCGCGATTTGTAACATCATAGTGAAACCCTCAATATTGCCATTACACAAGCAAACAAAACTAAACCTATAAAGCCGAAACCAATACCGTCAATAATCATTCTTTTTCTTGCAGCTCTAGCACGAGCAATGTCTAACCTTTGTTTTCTTATATGTGAGCGAGTCCGCATCATGTCTATCCAGACATCTTCGCCAACGGTATAAACCATAATTTCTCTAAGGTGGCGTTCCATCTGCAAAGTCTTTTGCTTTGCCATAGTTATTTCTAGCGCAGCTGACTCCACAGAGCCTTTATCGAATAGCTTAGAAATAGTAGATGCGTTTTGAATACTAGCTTCGAGTTCTGAAACTTTATCCTTAGCATCAAAGAAAGCGCTAAACTTATGCACGAGGTCTTGAACTTCGTGTCCTTTGTTAACAGCGGCATTGATATAATTAAATGCCTTACTCGCAGCAGAAACCGCCGCAATAATTTCTATCACGAGTAAACTTTAATCTTAGAAGGGTCGACAAGTTTAGGAACACAATACGCAGCGACTTTAGTTGTATTATGCTGAACGCCTCTAGCCTCACGCTTCCCCGATACAATCTGCGCAGCGAAATAGTTGCACCGATTTATATCGAAGAAGTACATGGGTTCACGGTTTGATATTATCTCCCCATTCACCACAATCATAAGCATAAAGGCGTGAATCATTCATATTACTCTGGAGCGGCTTCGCTTGGCTCGACCCAATCGGAACTAACTTCCCACGCATCATTGACGTAGTTGTACTTACAGCCATACCAATCATCTGGCGCGGATACATTCTCAATCAACGTAGCATTATCAGAATTTAAGTCAGAAATAATGAAATCTAAGTTATCTGGATCGCCAACTTCAATAAACTGATCTGTTATATTGAGTTGCTTATCGTCAGAAAAAAGATATTTCGAGCAATTAGTTTCGTTTTCAATGATAGTTTTCATGATTACCCTTTCACTATTATGCTTGTTGCTGACATAGCAGTTCCAGCCAAAACTTTAGGGATGTCTGGCGTTGTTGATAATGTGCCGTCTCTCTGCACATAGTATTGCTGACCTGCTGATAATCCAGTTTGATTGTTATCTACAGAACCAACAAGTTGAATTTTTGCTGTTTGCCCGTCTGTATATGTTGCTTTTGAAATGCCGATAAATTGAATTGAAGTAGATATTACTGGCGTGTAAATAGCTGACACTGGATAGTCGCTTGAGTTGTGATAAGCGATTATTGTATAGCCTGTATCTTCATCTGACATTATTGCTTGCCCCGGCTCGCCAGCTCTTTCATCTGTTATTTCGGTCAAAGAAACCCTTTTAAATCCAAGATTAAAATCTTCGACAAGTTCTTCGACATATCCATCATTTACAGTGTTTCCAGATTTCAACAAAATCAAACTGTTTGTTTTTTTGTTATAACTAAGTTTTTGATACCCAGATGAAAAAGTTTCACCTATAAAACCTGTTATATACGTATTTCTAATTTGTATCCCTGCTTGACTATCTACTGCGGCTGAGAATAAAACTTTTTGATTGCTTGCAAATGTTACACAAAAAATTCTTGGTTCTGTTGGATGACTTATTACGTCCCCAACATACGAACTGCCTGAATATTGATCGCTTAGCAAAACTAGCTCGGAAGGGTCCCAATCATTAGTTGTCGGATTTATTTTTGAATTTACCCCATATACTTTTCTGTCAGTATTATCTATATAAATAGCCGCTACGGTTTGTGTCGCAGGGACATAAACGCCTTTATAAAATATGGTATAAGCATTTTTTAAAATCTTTCTGGTACCAAATGAAAAAGTTGTTCCACTTAACGATGCTATTCTCAAAAAGAAAGTTGAAGTTGTACCAAAGAAAAAAATAACTCTATCCACAGATGGGTCATAAACTGCATTCCCTCTATCTCCAAGATCAGTGTAACTAGATTCGACAACAACTGGAGTCCCTAAAGAAAGACTAGCTCCAGAAATTTGCACTGTTCTTGTTGTTAGATAGTTTGCGTTAGTACCATCAGACCAGAATAAAATAAACTTTCCTTCTACCGTATCAAACGGAATTTCTGTCCCTGAGATTGCGGTTATATTATCAATTACTTGTTGAGGAGAACCCCAAGAAATTGATCCGCCAGAAAGCGTACCTATTACGGCATATCCACGAGATAGATACCCCATATAAACTAGCAGATATTTATCATTTATGGAGTCATAGCCTAATGAATAATGATTAGTGCCCGCAGTGCTATCTATTGAAGAAGATGCCGAAGTTAAAGAGCTGGCAGCCTGCTGCGTTAAACTAACAGTACCGTCAGAATTAACAGAAACAAGATCGCCAATCGAAATCCCTCCAAATGCTGTTGCGTCTACCGATGGACTTGAAGCAACTTCGCCCCAAGATGCGTTTGTTCCATCTGTTGATAGGTATTTTCCTGCGTTGCCTGTCTGAGATGGATACACGGCTTTTGCATCGAGCTGAGTCTGAATTGGGCTTGTCACGCCATCGGTGTAATTTAGCTCAGTCGCTGTTCCTGTGTAGTCGCTGATCTGAGAAACACTTACAGAAGTTACTATTGCTGCGCTGTCTTGCCATCCAGAGCCGTTATACACTCTTGTAGTGTCAGTCGTGGAGTTAAAGTATTGAGCGCCAGTTTGAAGCGCGTTGCCATCATTGTCCGTTGTTGGGTCAGCTGATTTTGCTCCCAGATAACGATCATCGAACGCATCATAAGTAGCGGCAGCGTTAGTCTCCGACGTCGCAGCATTTGTCGCTGAAGTAGCCGCATTAGTCTCCGAAGTTGCCGCATTAGTTTCAGCAGTTTCAGCGTTAGTCTCGGCAGTCTCGGCAGCGGTTTGCGCAGCTTGAGCCGCAGTCACATTCGCGGCAATCCCGCCGATGTCAGTGTTCATCGCACCGATGCTAGTGTTCATTTCGCCTTGGAAAGTTACTATGGCAGCAAGAAAAGCGTCAGCACGAGTTACGAAGGTTGCAGGTGGGTCAGTTCTAGCGGGTGCAACTGGTAGCGTGGTAAGCGTTGGGATAGTCATTAGGTCAAGCCCTCTATAGATAAGGTACACATAGACACTACTGGTCCTGTGAGTAATACATCAAATTCACGATAGTATCCGTAGATAATTGTACCTTCGGTATTATCTTCTGCAATCCAAACGCTTGGTGTGGTTCGCAAGTCTGTTAGAATCTTTTTAACTTCTGCAAATCGTCCAGTTTCAATAACAACATCAATGTCGGCTTCGTCAGAATAAGTTCCTGCGGTAACCGTTGTTCTGCCCTGAGCGTCAACTGACTTAGTAGAATAGTCAATAATACCAAACGATGCACCGTATTGTGAATCACCGATAATTGCGGAAGTTCCTAGAACTAATGCGCCCACTTTAGCTGTTTCGCCAGAATCGTTAAATGTGACATCAATGACGGCTGCTGAGTAAGGCGGTAAACCTAAAACACTTAACTCTTTTTTACGGTCAATAGCTGTAAAGAAATAATCGTACCAGTTTGTTATTCCTGAATACGATGTCATTGGAAAAGTTTGATTATAAACTTCTCCTTCAGATGGGTCTGTAACTGTTACCGTAATACTCGCACAGTCAACATTAATAGCGGCTAAAGCAGTAGTTACTACCGCAGGAGTTATCGTTACATCAATAATATTAGCTTGAGTTGTTTGCTCTTGTACAACATCGTTAAACATTTTGTATCTGTTGGTACTAGATACTTCCGTCCAGTTAGTACCATCGTCAATAGTTGGGTCATTACCTAATTGACTGTGTACAGATACATAAATTTTATGCGTAGCAGTCGCAGCACCATTTGCTGTAGTAGTAACCATAGCTTGGTCACCGACATGATAGTTAGTGCTAGTAACCCACTCAGAAGCGTCATTCTCTGGAACATCAGTAGCCGTTAATGTGGTAGGCGTAACTGTATTGGACTTAATAACCTTCATTCTATGCCCTCACTGGCGGCAAGCCATTCTTGTCCCAACGGTCTTCGATACGAGCAGTTTTAGTGACCGCTTTAGCAACTACTAGCATTAGCTCGTTCAAATTATTTCGCAATCCTACCATTTCACTAGACATTCTGTCAGTAGCTGCTACTTGTGCTGATGTTTGGACTCTTTCACCTGCGTGTAGCTCTGCAATGTAGCCATCGTAAGGAACGCTTGATAATCCGCTTTGGTGTGAGCCATCAACAAGACTTGCAGCAGTTTTAAGTATGCCAGAAGCACTGCCGTCACCAATCACATCTTTAATAACTTGTTCGCTTACTCCGTTTCTTGCTCCAACTGCTTTAATCCATTCAGAAGCATAATTATCTAACTGCTTATCTAAAGGAGTGCCTTTTTGTTTGCCTTTTTCTACGAATGTTCCTAGCACAGTTCCTGCACCAGTACCTTCAACTCCAAGACCGTTAAAAGTATGTCCACTTAGGTCAACTTTATATCCTAGCCCTGATGCAATCTCTGTAAGCGATGCATCTAACTGTCTAATAGGACTTATAGCAGCCTCTGCTTGCTCATTTGTTGCATTTTGCTTAAAGCCTAAAGGAGCAAAGCCAGATGCAAACGGAGAAGTTTGGAATATATTGGCATCACTCATTCCCGCCGTTTTAGCCATTGTCAGACCTGCGGTTGATGTTGGCGTTCCACCGCTATCTAAAACTTTTGCTAAAGCCGCAGTTGCTAATACAGCAAGACCTGCAGGACCAGTTGCTAGAGCTAATGCTTTTGAACCCGCAGCAGCTAATGTACCGCCTACTTTCGCAGCACCCGCAGCTAAAGTACCGCCTACAGTAGCACCACCCGCAGCAGCACCACCCGCAGCAGCGCCACCCGCAGCAGCGCCACCCGCAGCAGCACCACCACCTACAATAGAAGCTATTCCCGATGCAGCTTTTGATGCCATTGAAGCAATGCTGCTTCCTATAGTCGCAAATATTGAGCTGAAACCGCCAGAAAGACTCGATAAGAAACCATCAAGACCGCCGTCACCAAAGATAGCGTTCATAATTTTTTTAGCAGCTAATTCAGCTACTAAGCGTTTAAAGCCATCGAGAACAGAATTAAAAAATGATTTAAAGTTTATTTTTCCGTCATCCAATGTTTTGTAAATCAAATCACCAAATGATTTTTGAACATTCTCAACCATGTTTTTATGTATTTGTTGTGCATCAGTTAATTCTTTTACGGCTGCTGTAGTTTCTTTATGCTTTGCTTCTGCATCAAATAAAGTTGCAGCAAGACTTTCAATTTGTAAACGCTCTTCTAAAGTTGCATCAGCACCAAGTTTTAATTGTTGGTTATATAAGAATTGTTCACGCTCAGTCATTCCTACTTGAGTCATTTGTTGACCAAGAGACGCTGTTAATTCTTTATATTTATCTGTTTGATTGATAGTTACATCAATAGAATCTCTTTGAGTTCCATTTAGTCCTTCTAACATTGCTTGCGCTTCACCTGTAACATCTGCAAAGTCGCCTGTTGCTATAGTTCCTGCATTTACGAGCGCTTCTCTACGCTCTTCTGCATCAGATAATGCTTGCAAGATTTCTTCTTCACGATTGCGAAGACTAATAACTTGATTAGCTCCAGCACTAACGCTCGCGTTAAAACCTTTATTAGCCTGTTCAGCAATTCCCATTTGTCTACGAACTTCAATTAGGCTGCTGTTTAAATTACCAATATGTTCATCTACTGCACCAACGCCTTGAGTTGCCGCTAGAGTAAGACTTTCACTCATTTTATCAACGCGAGTATTGGCTAATTTTTGTAGTATCTCAAATAAGCCATAAGCAGCAATAGTAATAACTCCTATTGGTCCTCCCATTAATGCTATGCCTCTACCTAGCACTCCTGCTGCTGTAGCTGTACGAAGAAACGCAGTTGCTGTAGAAATTAATGAAGCAACTAATTTAACACTAAGCAAAATTGCTAATGCTTGTGCAATATCAAAAGTTGTTTTCAAATATAAAGCGAACCTATCTGAGTTAACAAACTCAATAGCTTTTTGAGAAAAATCAGTTAGCGCTTGAACTAGCTTTCGCATATTAGGTTCTGCATTACTTCCTAAAGCAATAGATAAACCTTCAAGACTAGAGTTTAACGCCAACAAGTCGCCATCTAAGTTATCAAAGTTAATCTGCGCTTGCTCTGTGGCTATGTTTGTTCCTGTTAATGCAGTAGTTAGTATTGAAGTTGCATCTGCGTTTTTAAGTAAAGTTGACGCAGTAACAACACCTTCTACACCAAACTTTTTAGTAACTTCTGTGACTGTTAGATTTTGTGCAGCAAGATTTTCTAGTGCAGTTCCTAAACCAACAACAGATGGTCTTAATCTCTGGTCTGTGTCTGCTTCTAACTTTAATATTATGTTTCTTAAACCTGTACCTGCTTCACTTGCTTTTAATCCACCCGCAGCAAGAACTTGAATAGCAGCGTTAGCCTCTTCAAAACCTACTCCCGCAGCAGCAGCCGCAGCTCCAGAATTTTTCAATGCAAGTGAAGTGTCTTCAATAGATGATGCACCAAGTTTAGAACCCGCTGCTAAAACATTAACAAAACGAGCAGCTTCTTCAGCACCTGCTCCAAATTGGTTTAATGATGTTCCTACGGTGTTAGCAGCAGAAGCTAGGTCAACACGAGCAGCTTCAGCAAGTTTAACTGCTTCTTTTGTTACTGATGCTAATGCAGCCCCAGACTCAAGTAGGTCTGGTTTTGCGCTTGCTATTAGCTTAAATGCTTCAGCAGCTTGGGATGCGGATAGAGTTGTTGAGCGACCAATTTCTAATGATTGCTCTCTCAAGAAATCAAGATTTTTACCAGTAGCTCCAGTAATCGCTGATAATTCACTTATAGAAGAACTAAAAGCTCTAGTATCGTTTGCGATTTTAGTTAGAATATTTCCTGCGCCAAGAGCAGCCGCCGCAGCACCCAATAGCTTAAATGCACCAGTAGCAGCAGTTGCGCCTTTTGTCATTGTTGCTAAATCTTGTGTGCCGCCTTTGACTTGTTTGGAGTCAACTTGTATTTCTAACTTGGCTACATCAACCATAATTTAATTCCTAAAATTACCTGAGCGTAACGCCGACCTAATATCATCGTCATTTACTTTTGGCGCTTCAACACTCTTAAACGGTGATACCGCTGTGCTGTCGTGGTATTTATTAGCGCAAGAAGTATAAATTGCTGAAAGTCTTTTTATCGTGTTACTTTCCCACACACTTAATTCGATTCCTGTCAAACCGCACCAACTACTTATTTCTTGCCAAGTTAATTCGCTTGGACCAATGGTTGCAAGCAAATCTATCAGGTAAGAAAAAGGCGCAATGTCTGGCATAATTGGGTCAGGGTTCGACTCAATTCTTGCCTTCGTTGCGCCTTTTTGATTAGTAGTGAGCCAAGCCCAATACCGCACATAATCTTCAAGTAGCTGGTCTAGGCTAAAAAATAATTAGCCCTATCAGCGGCAGCTTCTAACACTTGCTCCGCAATCCATGACCGCTTCTCGTATAACATTAAGGCATTCTCTTTACTGCACTTGAGAACTTCCTCGTTGTAAACGATGTTCGACCAAGAGACAGTGCATTCAGCTAGAATCTCACGGAGTGAGCGTTCAACTTCAGCTTCAGGCACTTTCCCATTGCGATACTTGTTTGCGTTTTTAGCTTGTATCCGTTTAGCTGTTTGATTCCACTTAGCGGAGTCTTTGCCAAGAACCTTGATAACAAGAGCCTTGCCTTTATCGTCCTCTAATAACTCACCAGTAACAGGGTGAGCCAACTCAACGGTAATGCCACTATTCGCAGCTTCTTTCAAATCAAATTGCGCTAAATCCATTCTGAGTTACCTTATGCAGTAACTGTCGAACGAGTGCGCTCCAAACTAATAGTCCTTTGAACTATTGAGTCTGCGCCCCCAGCGACAGTGTCAAAAGAAACAACCTTACCAGTGAAATAGTCGATTGTTCCGTCTTGGTATGTAACCTCGAAAGCGTAATCGGTATCCGCTGCTAGGGCTGCAAGGATAAGAACTTGTCCTGCATCATCATCGTCACGGTTTACCGTAATAGAATCTGTGCCGTTATTGAAAGTGCCTTTGTACTTATCAGTGCTGCGTTGAGCAATAGGGTTGCTCGTTACAACATTATAAACTTGACCACCTGGAGTCCAATCAGTCACTTGACCAACTGTGGCGAAAGTAAGAGCGCCATAACCAGTGTCATCAAAGGTAGCGGGTAAAGAAGCCGAAACACCAATCGTGGTTTCGACAAGGGTCTGTACTGTATCAGGCATAAATCACCTCGTAATAAATGAAATATATCGTATCGAAACGACAATTGTGTACCAAGCTTCTTCAACACTTCCTGCTTGGCGGCTTACTGAGCGTATTGTCGCAGATTGTCCAGAATATGCAACGCTACTCCCAATTGGGTAATGCGCCATTATTTCCTCAGCCTTAGCTTTTGGAGTGATAGCCCCGCCATCAATTGGGTAGCGCAATATAACTCTAAAGATTCCGCTAGTCTCATTCATGTCAGAAAGAGTTAAGGAATCTATAGCGTTTGGTAAATGTATAAGCTCCGCATACGCTGTACCCGATACAGGTGTGTAAGGCATATTTTCGTAATTCACTGGAATACCAAAAGAGCCATCTACAAAAGACTGCACGAATGCTTGGTCAATTTTTATGCTCATTTAGCTTGTTTCCTAAGTATTGTTTCAATGCGAGCCATGTTTTTAGCTACCATGCCGTCTCGCTGCTCCCAATATTCAACATAGGGAACATTATTCGTAAAATATGTTACTACTCCAGACCTAACATTACTTCTGGCTTCTTTTATTGCTGCGTTTCCAGTTCTATCTAATCTATTTAACTGAGAGTCAGTGGTAGCGCCTACGTTAGTCTGCCAATTTCCTTTCATACGACCAGTATCAACGCGAGTGTTATCAATCACGCCAGTAAAAAGCTCTATCTGTATAGCTCTTGCTGTTTGGTCTAGCGTAGCACCGACTTTTTTTGCCCATGCGTCAATTTTTACTATAGCCATTATCTTCTAGCCTGAACAAAGTAAACCAACGGAATACCCGCAGGGTTAGACTCTTTGATTGATACGATTGACCAGTTTGCACCACGAATGGTTATCGTATCAGTAGAAATAGGCTCAATAGTATTGTCTAAAATAATCATTCGGTCACTGCTTAATATCCTAGTGCCATCTACAAGCTCGTCAGCGTACTTCTGGACGATTGTATTTGGAGTATAGATAACCGTAGTACCTGCACTGGGAACGCCTGTCACGGGGTCTATAGAGCCTCCTGTAGTGCGTTTAATCTCACCTACAGCGCCAAACTTAGTAATCAGCTTAGAAGCCGTAGCCGCCATGCTGTTATAGAAGGCTTCACTCATTAGCCCATCACCAAC